CTCCCAAGGGGGACGCTGGCATGGCGTTCCAGTGCATCGCACAGGTCGAGCAGGACTTGGGCAACTACTATGGCTACGCCGTAGGCGAGGCCATCGACCCTCAGAAGATTCAGATGCTCAAGCAACTTCAGGTCGATAACTGGCTTCAGTTCTGGACTAGGGTGTTTTCTCAGATGTTCTCCCTGTGCCTTCAGTACATGCCAGAGGAGCAAATCGTCAGGATTACGAACACCCCCCTCAAGCAGGGCATGTCCGACATCCATTCTCAGTACGACTTCAACGTCAGGTTCGACGTAAGGGACACCGACCCAGAGTTCGTTCAGAAGAAACTTGAGGCCATCATTAAGACCGTCGTTCCTCTGGATAGCAGCGGTATCATCGACAGGAACAAACTCGTCAAACTGGTCATCGAGTCCATCTCTCCAGACGCCGCCCGAGAACTTGTCATCGACCAAGCCTCTGCGTCCCAGAAATTGTACAAGGATGTGGTCAGCGACATCGGCATGATGATGCTCGGCAACGAGGCTACCTACGTAGAAAACGACCCAGCGGCCTCCAGCAAGTTGCAGTTCGCTCAGGACATCCTCTCCAAGAACCCGAAGGCCCGTCAGGCCCTTCAGAGCGACCAAATCTTCCAGATTCTCTTCCAGAACTACATGAAGCAGTTGCAGTTCTCCGTTGACCAAGAGAAGAACAAGCAGATTGGCAGGGTCGGCGTCTCCCCAGCGTCCGAGGAAATCCAGAAAGAGTTCGGAGAAATGGAGCAAGAGCAAGCCCCAGAAGCCCCGAGCCCAGATGAAGGCGAACAGCAGATGGACATGAGCCAGCCTTTGATGTGATGAGCGACGAAAAAGCCAAAATTGAGGCTCTTAAAGCCTTCATGTTCAGGGACCAAGAGTCCCAAGACTTGTACAAACAGGTGCTTTTCGTGTGCGATTTGGCCCTACAGGTCGAAATGAGCAAAGTCATGTCGGCAAACACAGTCGGAGAGGCTAGGGTTCACGCCGCAGGGCGAATGGATGCCATCAATGACCTGCTCTTAGAGTTTCAAAAACTGCGAGAAGAAGCCCTAAAGCACCGAACTTAAGCGAAAAGCGACTCAAACCGTCACTTAAGGCCAGTGTACTTGATTTCTCGATACATTAGCCAACAATTGCCAACGCTTCTGGGAGCATAAAACCCTGACTTCCTACATGGAAAACGAACAACAGCCCACCGCTGACCTCGAACTTGGGACCGAGGCTAATCCCCCCATGCCACAACAGAGCGAAAAATCCGATTCGCTCAACGAACAAAGCCTTTCAGAATACTTTCTGAAGGTCCTGTCTGACGGACAGACTAGGGCGGAGAGCGACAACTCCGTTAACAATGAAGTCGAAAGTGCCGAGGAAGAATCCGCAATCGACCCAGAGTACGAGGAGGGCGACGAAACCGAACAGGATGAGTCGTACGCCGAGGAAGAAGGTCAGGAAACGGAAGAAGCCGAGGCAGACACGGAAGCGGAAGAAGTCGAAACGTATGCCCAGTCCGACGAAACGCCAAAAGGCGTCAAGAAGAGGCTGGCCAAACTAACGGCACTCCGACGTGAAGCGGAAGCAAAAGCAAAGCAACTAGAGGAAGAAGTTGAAACACTCAGGCGTAATCAGGCCAACCCACGTGGACCAAACCCATATCAAAATCTGGTCGATGAGGGTAAACTTAAGGCCGAGTTTGAGCGTCAGCGTCAGATTCGACTGTTCTGCGAACGCTATCCAGACGGTTTCTACGAAAGCGACAATCCAAAGGACCACGTAAGCAAGGAGGAGATTGCCAAGGCCAAGGTCGTGGCACTTCGAGCCCTTGAAGAGCACCTGCCAAGGCAGGCTGAGTTCGTCGTGGCCCAACAGCAGTTCAGGCAAAAGGCTCGAAAAGAGTTCCCATGGCTCAATGACCCCTCTGACAAGAGGGCTAGCATCGCCAAGAAGTTCATCGACGCCGTTCCAGAAATCAAGAAGTTCCCAGACTACGAGATTTATGCCGCCCAACTCGCTATTGGTATGTCTTCGTATCAGGAGCAGAAAAAGTCTGCAAGGACGGGCCAGCCAATGGCCAGCCGTGCACCTTATCAGCCATCCCTGATGTCCTCGGCCCCAAAAGCGTCCGCTAAACTGGACGAAAAGCAGGCTAGGGAAAGTTACAGTCGCTTCAGGCAGTCGGGTTCCATCGACGACCTCGCCGCCGTGTTTCGGTCTAAGTTCGTCTAATCCCTAATACCCAAACTCACATGGCTTCCCTGTTCGAATCTCAATTCCAAAATCAGCGTCCGCTTCCGAACGGTCCAACCCGCAATGGCTTCGCCTCGGGTCGCATCGGTATCCGTGAAGAACTCTCGGACCTCATCGCCAACGTCGATGCCAAGGACACCCCAATCTCGTCCATGGCCAAGCGTGGCTCCAAGCCTGGAAATACCACGTTCCGCTGGCAGGTTGACCGCAACCCAGACCCTTCGATTGAACTCGGCGTTCTCGATGGTGCTGACGTTGACCCAAGCAATCCGTCGCAGAACCCTGCCTTCAAGCAGTACACCCTCGGCTACCGTGAAGAAGTGGAAAACAACATCCACATGTTCCGCCGTGCCGTCCACGTGTCCAACCTGACGCAGGACATCCTCAACATCGCTGGCGTTCAGGATGAACTCTCCCGCCAGTTGTCCAAGGCCACCATCGACCTCAAGCGTTCGATGGAACTGACCTTCACCTCGGACATCCTTCCAGCCCTCGACGACGGTTCTACCCCATATCGCACCCGCTGTCTCACGGCTTGGATTAAGAATGACCTCCTTGGTGCCTCCACCAACGTCCAGCAGAAGTATGGCTCGCAGAATCAGGCCATCCGCCCTGTCGGTGAAAACTTCCGCACCCCTGCCTCGTCCATCGTCGGCACTGGTGAAACGGTTGACCAGTTGGGTGAGAACACGGTTCAGGACGTCATGACCTCGGTCTACGAGCAGACTGGCCAGTTCAAGAACCATGAGGCTGTCGTGGGCACCGCCCTGAAGCGTCAGTTCACGAACCTCGTCTACACCAAGACCGAGCCAGCCCTGACCTCCCGCATCCAGAACACCCGTGACGCCAACTCTGACGTCATCAAGGCGTCGGTTGACTACTTCGAAGGCGACTTCGGTAAGTTGGCCCTCATCCCGTCCCAGTTCCTTCACGCTGGCGTCAATCCATACACCATCGTCGATTGTGGTGCTGGTGCCAATGGTGCCTCCTACACGGCCACTGGTCGTTATGCTATCGTCGATGGCGTCTACGCCGCCGCTGACGTCGCTTCCAATGGTGCTGGCCTCAACGGCTCTGGCAAGAACCTCGTCTGGCTCAAGGACGCTACCACGAACAAGTATGAGCGTGTCGCCTTCGGCACCGCTAATGCCGTTCCTGCTCGCTTCGCCACCGAAGCCGAAGCCAAGGTCTACGCCAACCTCCACGCCAACAACGCCAAGTGCAAGGGCTTCATCATCCCTTGGAACATGCTTGAAATCCGCTACGGCGGCAACATCGCTCAGGTCAGGGAACTGACCGAAAACGGTGGTGGCCCACGTCGCATGATGGAGGCCATGGCGGCTCTCGTCGTCCAGTCTCCTCTGACGTTCGGCATGTTCGACTACCGTGCCAGCACGGCGAACGGCGGTCTCCTCTCCTAACAAAGAGGAATGGACGGACTAGAGTCCATCCACGAAGCCATCCCGTCCGACCTTCTCCCGCAAATGCTGGAGGAGTTTCGGACGGGGTGGGCCCTTCGTAAAGTTCAGGCGAAGGCCAACGCTAAACTGTTGGGTAAACTGAACCAAAAAGAGCACGGCCACGTCGAAGGACTTGGCGAGATGACCATGCGGATTCCAGTCGAATCGTACCACTATTGGGGCAAACGCCTTGGATACGAATGCTGGAGGGACGCTGGTTTCAGGAGGGAGTTCCTACGTGACAACCCTGAATGCAGGGTAAACTCAAAAGCGACCAAGACAACCGTCAGGGTCGAGGGCAATAAGCCCATCTATGACGCTTATGGCGTCCCAATTTCTTAATGCGTACCATCCCATTCAGTGAAATTCTGTACTCCGCACTGCAACTGTGCGGTCTGGACAGGAACCTGACTACCGCAGACAGGTTCAACACTGTCAGGGATTTCACCTCTAGGCGTCTTCAGACCATCTGGGAGTCTCAGGACTGGCCAGACCAGCGTAGGTACATCAAGTGCGAAAGCACCCTGACCGACGGAAGGCGTAAAGTGACCCTTCCAGATGGGTTTTCTGGCCAAGTGCTGGCCGTTTGGAACAAAGACCCCCTCGCTTGGACGGCTGTAGAGAAAGACTTTTCTCTCTACGCAGGTGAAGTCTACTTGGTAAACGACGCAGACGCCACCGTCTGGGTTGAATACAGGACCGACGCACCAAAACTTTTCGGAACTCACTGGAAATTCGCCACCACTTACACCAAGGGTGCCCAGTGCTACTACGACACTGGTGCCGCTGACACCATTGAGACTGGACTTGTGCCCAAGGAAGGCACGCCAAGCATCGGAAATTTCTATGAATACACTGGAGAAACTGCTCAATCGGGCCAAATCCCTCCTATCGGAGTGTGGCAATTGGTTCAAATCCCCCGAATCTTCGGGTCCTACCTCATCCACGGATGCCACGCTGACTATCTCCGTTCGCAAGGCCAAATGGAAGAGGCCCGTGTCGCAGAAGCGGACGCCGCCCAAGCGTTCGACGAGGCCGTTGACCAAGTCCTGCGTCAGCAAGGCCAAACCCGCAAAATAAACTTCAGAAACTACTAACATGTCCCACATTCATCAGCCCCCAAACATCCCCCACGTCGATGTGACCGTGTTTAACAGCGTCGGCACTAAGATTAAGGTGCTCGAAGCGACTCGAAATAGGCGTGTCTTCGGCATCGTAAACACCTCCAACGACACCCTTCTCTACTTCTACCTTCAGCCCGATGGTGCTGGCCAACCAATCGTGCTCTCCCACGAAAAGAACGCCAACAAGCATGACGGCGGCTCGTTCGAACTGAACGGCTACAACGGCGAAGTCTGGGCTGACGGCGAAGGATACGTCTATCATTACGCACAGTAATGCCTTTCAAGGGGGACATGCGTCTGG